TGTAATTAATATAATTTATATAATTTATATAATTTATAAAAAATGAATGATCAATATAAAATAATTGATACAAGAGATTTAGATTCTTTTAAACAAAAAACTTTTTCAGGTTATAAGAAAAATGATGTAATTAGTGCTGTTTTAAAATCAATTGAAACAAAGAAGGTTGAAAATGCTTGTAACTGGTGTTCTGAATGTATTATTTCTGGATATGCGTTAAATTTATGGGAAAAATTAATCATCTTTGGATCCAGAATAATCCATATCAATAACCCCAATCTACCGTTCTACCTTCTTAAAAAAAATAGAATATTATTCAATCAAGTTGAAAGGTTGGGACGAGCGAGGGATAATGTTCTTCTGTTGAGGAACTCCCAAATGATTCGAAATTTATTTTTTGATGTTGTTTCTACACTAACGACCTCTTCAAAAACAAAAAGATATGATAAAATACCTAAAATAGATGAAAAAGAGGATTTTCAATTCCATAATATTCAAAAAAGATTATGTGCTCAGATGAATATTCTTCCTGATAATATTATGCATTTCAACGATCCAGACGAATTAAGGATTATTATTAATGAATTCTTTACTTTATTAAAAAACAAACAATTTGGTTATGATAAATGTTGTTTCTGGGTTGTTTGGTTGATGAAATGGGAACAAATCCATAAAAAGAAGAAATCTTCGTGGACGGTTGATGTAAGAGATGTCCCTGATGTCCCATCTAAATTCTGTGCGGATATTATCTGGATTCTATGGGAAACTATTTTTGAAGAGATGAAAATACGTTCAGATGAGAATATTAATAAACAAATTCAATCTCTTTATGGATTATTTAAATTTAACTATTCAACTGGGAAAAGGAATGCTAGATTACCATTAATATTTAATGCAATAGGATATTTAACACATCATATAAATTATAATATACCCGTAAGGTTTGACTACAAAATATTTATCCAAGTTCAAGGGAACTTAAACAAGATGTTTTTGTCTAAAAAAAGTTCGGAAGTTAACGTTGAGATTAAAGGAACATTACAGAAGGAATCCAAAAAAAAAAGTAAAGGTGGATTAGATAAGAAACATGATGTTGAGATTGTTGAAAATAAAATAAATCTTTTTAATGAATTAGATTCGATAATTATGAATATGTAGTTTTTTTATTTATTATTTAGTCTATTCATAGATAATTTTTATTAAAAATTTGATTTTTGAGTTTGGTTATTTTAAACAAACAAAAAATTAATATGCCTTTCATTGTTGAAGCACCTACTCTTGAGGGAGAAATTAAAAAAGCAAGGGCTGCAAACTATACATGGCAGAGGGTTATCGCTGAATTCATTGATAATTCCTTTGATGCTATTATAAAAGCAAATAATTCTGGTAAAGTTCGTTTAACATTCGGACTAGATACAAATAATTCATTGAAAAGTATTTCTATATCAGATAATTGTATAAAAGGATTTGATGATCAAAATTCTTGGTCATGGACATATAAAAGAGAAAGGAGTGATGAAGATTGTGGTGAATTTGGAACGGGTTTTAAATCTGGTTCAGTCAACATTTCTTCAAAGCTTGCCTGTTATACACAAATTAATGGTGTTTATAAGAAAATGGTTGCCGATTGGGATGATATGGCTATAGAAAATACATTTACACCTGAATTTTCAGAAATAAATGAAGATAAATACAAATCATTTCATCCCTACGAACAAGGTACCACTTTTGTAATGAAAGATCTCATATATACAAACATTCCATGCGATTATAACCATATTCGTGAAAATATTATTTACTTTTTGAAGACAACTTATAAGAAAAAACTAAGGGATAATAATCAATTATCTATTGAGGTTTGTTCAAATAATGATACTGATGAAAAAATTACAATAATTGATTATTCAAATATTGTAAATGAAATATTTAGTAAAAAGATTGTTAAAAATGAACCAATTGAATATTGTGAAATACATGTATTTAAAAATAGTAAGGGTGAAATTACCCCTATCATTCTAAAAGACAGCATATATTTAAAAGTTTCATTTAAGAATGAAGGGAAGCATAGAAATAAGAATGGAAATATATGTATTAAAGATATGAAAGGAAATTCGGCTGGCGCCGATATAGTCCAGATTAATGATTATAAAAATATTGTAGAATACACGCAAATAGATACATTAAAGATTTGGTCAAGGTGTATCTATCATTTAACTGAGGAATGGTTTATGAATAAGAATGCCTTGGAACATCCAAATGGTAACATGTCTTTAATTAGAAAAGATAGAACACTCTCTGATAAATTTACATGTTTACATTACAGGAATGATTCTTATAATGAATATAATTACCATGAAATACTATATTCTGATAGAATGATGGATAATTTACTTGGTGTTCAATTTAATAAATCAACTGAAAGTCGTGTTCAATCTGAAGAGTTAGAAGCTGCAATATTCTGGGTTCAAAAAAGACATGAAGGAATTGTGAGTAAATCAGCTGGGGGTAGCGCATCTTATCGGAAAACAACACTAAGAATACTTAAGCAACAATATGATAAAATTATTGAAAAGAACATTATATTTAATATAAAAGAAAGATACAATCTGAAAACCATATTTGATTCTTGGTATAACCATGTTGATTGGAAAGAAGATGATGCAAGCATCAAAGTTGAAGAAGAGGAAGAAGGAGAAGGAGAGGAAGAAGGAGAGGAAGAAGGAGAAGGAGAAGGAGAGGAAGAAGAAGGAGAAGGAGAGGAAGAAGGAGAAGGAGAGGAAGAGGATGAGGAAGAGGAGGAAGAAGAAGAAGAGGAAGAAGAACAGAAACCATTAGATGTCGAACCGGAATCTGGAGAAGAATTATTTGAAGAAGTCGCAGAAGGGCCACCAGAGGAAAATGAAGAAGAAGAGGAAGAAGGTTTCAACAATGGTATTGAAGAAACTGAATCAAAAATGAAAATAAAGATTAAATCACATGAGCAGGAAAATCCGCTGATGTGGGCGAAAGTAATAAATGAATTATTTGAAGAACTCAATAAGTTGTGATAATCATTGAGAGATTCACGAACTCAAGAAGGATGCGCTGGAGGTCACCTCTCAATGCGGATTGTGATTAATTAATTAATGAACGATTATTTTTATTTTTTGTTTGTAAAGTTCTAATATTTAGATTCGGTCTTTTAAATGTTCAAATGTGTAATCTATCCACTACATGATTCACATTCTTTTTCAGGTTCAATTGTAAACTGAATAGCCTTTGAACTCGGCCTTGTTCTCAGGTAATATAGTCCTGTTTTTAGACCTAATTTCCATCCATAAAAATGCATTGATGAAAGGATTTTGAAATTTGGAGTTGCCACGAATAGATTTAAACTTTGACTTTGACAAATAAATTTACCTCTGTCCGATGCCATATCAATAATCTTTTTTTGTTTAATTTCCCATACAGTTTTATACCTTTCTTGAATGAATGTAGGTATTTCATTGATTCCTAGAACAGATCCTTCATTTTTAATAATTTTATTTTTAACCTCCTCATTCCATTTATTTAGCAATAATAAATCCCTTACTAAATATTCATTAATAACCATAAATTCTCCGGCTAATACTCGTCTAGAATAAATATTTGTCTGGACTGGTTCAAAACATTCATAATTTCCCAAGATCTGTGAAGTAGATGCCGTTGGCATTGGCGCCACTAATAAACTATTCCTTACTCCATACTTTTTAATCTCTTTTCGTAAGTTACTCCAATTGAACATATCATCTGGGACTTCTTCGTTCCATAAATCATGCTGAAGTTTTCCATGATACATAGGTGATCCAATATAAGATGAATATGTTCCTAAATATTCATCTCTATTTATTTCATTCGGTAATACAAATCCTAAATTGTCTTTTAATCCGGTGTATTCATCGATAGAAACAAAATCAGATCCATCCATGATCCACGCATCTGTTGATTGATTATGCCATACTTTATATCTTTTCATCATAACTTCTCTTTCTTTTGCCAGTTCCATGGATGATTCTAGAGCACCAAAATAAATACTTTCGAAAATATTTTTATTAACAATTCTTGCTTCTGAAGAATCAAAAGGGATTTTCATTTCATAGAATACATTTGCTAATCCTTGAACACCGATACCGATTGGGCGATGCCTTGTATTTGATCTTTCAGTTTCAGGGATAGGATAATAATTGTAGTCAATTATATTATTTAAATTATAAGTTAGCTTTTTTGAAAGATTTTTTAGTTTTTCATAGTCATAAGTGGGGGTTATGTATTTGACTAATTCTGTGTATCCTCCGATGAGAGAACTTGTTCCATCGTAAATCTTTGGGAATACCATACCACTAGGTGTTTCACCCGATAATAATAATTCTTTATAACTCTTTATCGTATGTTTTATATTTTTCTCTAAGCATAGTAATTTAGTATATTCACAATAACAACAATCTGGTTTTGAATAAATAGTAAGGTTTAGATCTTTAATTAAATCATCAACTTGCTTTAAACAACTTGGGAGAGAAATTGATGCTAAATTACAAACAGCCGTTTCATCCTTGTCAGAATATTCAATAATCTCAGTGCATAAATTAGATGATTTAATAGTTCCTAAATTCTTTTGATTTGATTTTTCATTACAGGCATCTTTGTATAATAAATATGGATTACCAGTTTCAATTTGCGATGTTAAGATATGAAACCATAGTTCTTGGGCTTTTACTTTCTTAATATAATTACCATCTTGTTCATATTTATTATATAATTTAACAAACTCTTCACCATAAACATCAGCTAATCCTGGCGATTTATCTGGGCAAAATAAACACCATTCAGCATCTTCCTCAACTTTTTTCATAAATAAATCAGGAATCCATAATCCATAAAATAAATCTCGTGCACGATCTAATTCATTGCCATGGTTCTTTTTTAACTCTAGGAAATCATAAATATCAGCATGCCATGGTTCTAAATAAATAGCAAATGAACCATTCCGTTTACCTCCTCCCTGATCAATATATCTCGCAGTATCATTAAATACACGGAGCATCGGGACTAAACCATTTGAAGTTCCATTTGTTCCACGAATTAATGATCCACTCGCCCTGATATTATGGACGTGTAACCCGATACCTCCAGCATATTTTGAGATTAAAGCACAATCCTTTAGAGTATCATAAATACCATGAACAGAATCATTTTTCATTGCTAATAAGAAACATGACGCCAATTGTTCTCTTTTAGTCCCTGCGTTAAAAAGAGTGGGTGTCGCATGAATAAAATCTTTATTTGAAATATGATGATATGTTTCAAATGCTTTTTCTAAATTATCACGATGAATACATAGTGCAACTCTCATAAATAAGTGTTGAGGTCTTTCTAAAATATTTTTCTCTTTCCGTAATAAGTAACTTTTTTCTAATGTCTTAAATCCGAAAAAATCTAATTTAAAATCGTTAACATCATTTATCTCTTTATTAATCTTATCTTTATTTTCAAAAACTAAATCATATAAATATTTGTGAATCACACCATACTCATATAATTCTTTAATCACATCTGAAAAATTATTATTAGTCATTTTTTGATGGTTTGAAATAACTATTCTTGAAGCTAGTTGGGCATAATCTGGATGTTTGGAATAGAATGCTGCTGAAATCTGTGAAGATAATTCGTCTAACTCTTGTGTTTCAACCCCATCATAAATTTCAGAACAAACCTTTTGCGCTATAATGGTTGGATCGATTGTAAGGGTTTTTAGATTCTCATCAATACACAAAGATCGTAGCCTTTGTAGGATTTTATCAAATGATACTTCTTGATAATCACCATTTCTTTTCAAAACTCGCATATTTTCAATATACATTATAGTATCAAAAACATTTTAAGTATTTTCAATTTAAAATTTTGTGGATTTTAAAAAAAAATTTGATTTTCTTTTATAAGATTTATAAAAAATTTTATAATGGAAATTATTGAATTAAATGATTGGAAATATGAAATACAATATATTGATGATATGATCAGGATTCTAAACCCTTTTATTCGGTTTAAGTTTAATAAAGATGGAGAATTAGATATATTTAAAAAAGGAAGTGGACTTCTTATCGAAGAAAAGATAACAACGAAAGAATTTATTAATTTTATCCAATATACTTTTCCAGAAATTGTTCGGGAAGAAATAGAAAAAGAACAGTCATATGAGGAATTGAAAAAACAAGTATTTGTTCAAAATTATAGAAATAGATTTCAAAGATTAACTATGAAAGATAGAGAATATTACAATCAAGATCAGGAAGATACTTTTGAAGAATATTTTGAAATGTTTAAAAAAATGAGTGAAGAAGAAATTAAAGAGCAAACAGAAAATTATGGTATGTTTCCTGGCATCCAAAAATCAAAAAAGACACATTATGCTCTAAAAAGAAACTATCTTTTGGAAAAAATAGAATATTTAAAGAATATTTTATCAATGATCCCCCATAAATTAGGTACTATTAACAATGTATTACAATTCTTAGAAAATCTACAATATTCTAATTCTTTTTAAAAATAAAATATATTCTTTAAAAAAATATATAAGTATTGTATAAAACAATGTCTCATCTTTCAAACAATACAACAATTGGTATTATGGTCCTTTACTCTGTATTGACTTTCTTTATAGGTCCTCTGGTAACCCGTCAATTTTTAAGTGAACACCCCGACCAATGTGTCGCTGGATTTTTATTAGGTTTTACCATTTCTGTATTTTTATGGATGAAGTATGGAAGACATTATGCTACTAAATAAATTATTCTTTATTCTTTATAATTACCTACCAAGATCTTTAAGAGTTTCATATTTTTCTTTTCTAAAACATTTTTCATTTCTTCATATGAATAATAAAATCCATTGATTACTAATTGTTCGATTGTTTTTTCATCAATATCATTATCAATCCCAATACGGACTAATGGGATATTCCTATTTAATTGATTGATATGATTATTAAATAAATTATAGAAAAATTCTTTTTTAATGCGGTCCCGATGTTCCATATTTTCAATAAGTAATTTTGAGAAAAGATCATTATTTAATTTAATCCGGTTTTCTGATAATAAGAAATTAAAAATTTCATAATTATTATATGAAATCGTTTGAACAAATAAGTTCATCAAGTCTATTCTCCCAACATTATCTTTCAAAAAACAATAGATAAATAAATCATTATATTTTCCCTTAGTGATTAATCCACTTAGAAATTTCTGAGATATTTTAATTTTGTCTGATAAAGCTAAATGATACAAGATATCTTCTATATCATCAAATCTTTGAATGATTGTATTAACCTTGATATTTAATTTATCTTTGATTTTCGGGTAATGGTTATCTACTAAATATGATAATAAATTCTTATGACTATGTTTCACGGATAATTCAAATAATGCACCAATCCCTTTTAAATACGGATTCCCATAACGACCAGCGTCCAACAATAATTTTATTATTTCAATCTTATTATATGTACCAGCTATGATTAATGGACTTATACTATCTGAATATGTAAATAAGTCATTAAAATCGTGGATATGAAAACGATTGAATAAAATCTCCAAAAACCCTGAATATTTCTTCCCAGCCCTTAGAACATCAATCCTATTTTTCATTATCAAATTACGTATGTGGTTTAATGAAAAAAAAATATTATTATTCATTAACCATTGAAAAGTAGTCACACTTGTTTTTGTACAACATAATTCAGTTATTTTTTTATGAGTCAGACTATATTTATTATATTCATATTTCAAGGGAAATATGTTTTTTTTTGACATAATTATTTCATTGAAATTCTTATTTACATGCCGTAATGCATAATATGATAATGGATCATCTGAATAATCATAATTATCCAAGATCACTTGTAATACTTCTATTGGCAATAAATCTAACATTCATATATATACTATAAATTTGATTTATTTTTTTATATAGTAATGTTTTTTAAAAAAATTATTATTATTATAAAATGATTGAATTTACAGATGAAATAGATGTCATTGTGAGGATGCAGAATGTCCAACTTCTAAAATATATTGCATACAAAGAAGAATGGAATTTTGTAGAATTATGCAAAGAATTTTTAAGATAGACATTTTATTTTAAATCAAACATAAACGACATAATGGACATGTAATGTTTATGTTAAACCAATCCTCTATACATGTTCTATGGAAATAGTGTTGGCATTCTATCTTAATTACCTCTTCATCTTTCTTAAATTCTTCTAAACAAATAGAACATTCTTTATCTTTCATTTCTTCAGTAAACCTTATCATTTCCTTTTTTATTTTACTTTTATCTGGTAGTAATGTTTGATTATGATTATTATGATTATTATGATTATTATGATTATTATGATTATTATGATTATTATGATAATCATCACACCTTTTACAGAGTTTCCATATCATACAACTAACATAAGAAGCC